TTATTGGAAAACACACTTGTTAATCCAAACCCTCCTGTGATCTCGTCAACGCTCTGTTGCGGATCAAACTCTTTAGCTGCTTTCGAAATCCTTTTTAGCAATCCTTGACGGATCATAAAGAACCTAGCCTTCGTCAATATATCTTGCTCTGGTGTAGAACCAAGAATATCATTAAGAGATACTTCATTATCTATTTTAACATCTACATCTTTAACTGCAGATTCAACCTTTTTGAGAATTGTTTTCTTGATTCTTAACCATCTTAATGCATGCACAGCATTTAAGTTAGGCGATTCACCAAGAAGATCTGACAATGATATTGTCTTATCTAAATCTAATCCGCTTAACTTTCCGGCTTGAGTCTCTTTGATAATAGCATTAAGAATATTCTTTTTTATGTTAAGGTGTTTCAAACCCAACACAAAGTTTAGATTCTCAAGGTTACCTGTATCACCCATAAAGTCAGAGAGACTTATATCTTTTTTGATATTTAGTCCTGTTAACTTTCCCCCATCTGTTTCTTTACTTACTGCTGATATGATATTAGCTCGTACCTTGGTAATTTCCGCAACAAACTCAGCATTGTTATTAGCAATGTCAGTAGTTGCCGACTCAAGTTCTTGAATTTGATTTTCTAGGAACTCTTTCAGTCGTTTGGTTAAATCGTTTAAGCTTTTATCTTTTTGCACCATATATCTATTTATTGGTTTTGTTTCTTAATTCTATCATTTTCTTCTTTTATATGCGCTTGTAAAAGAGAAACGTAAATCTGCCTTTCCCAAGGTAACATATTATCGAGTTCTGTTAAGCTATAATTATGGTGCTGCATCATAGCAAAATTTGTCTGATAATGATTCAATAGGGAATCATGAGAAAGGCCTATGAGAAAAAAGATTCAATACCTTCTAATACTGTTTTATTTTCATGGCCGCATGATTTGCACTTAAACGAGCATGTGTGTTGAAGCTTTTTAACATCTTGAATATACTCTTGAATCTTCTCAAGATGAGAATGAGACAATGAATCGATGAAAGCGATTAGTTCTTTTTCGGTTGATTCGCTTGCTGGATATACGCTATCAGCATCATAGATAGATTCGATAGAATATATAAGCAACTGATTAAACGCCTTTAGCGGATCAGATTTACTAATTTTCTCTGCGTTAAGCATCGATATCTTTTTAAGAACAATACCAATTGAATCAGTGATTTCAATAGTATTATTAACTTCTTCATCGTCGCTAAGCTTAATCTCCTCAAGGTCGATTTTATTAGCTGTGTATTCATTACATTCTGAGCATTTAATTTTAATCGTAACACTTTCTCCAATGCTTTTAGCGCGAAGCTGTATAAAGAGATATTCAATATCTGATGCTGTACATTCTGATGGATCTAATTTTTCAAATGAACATGCTGAGATGATATCTTTTATAGTTTTTAGAATCTTATTTTCATCTTCAGATTCTTGAGCGATCATTAATATCTTTTCTTCTTTTACGAGGAACGGTCTAAATTCTATTTCGCTTTTAAGGGAAGGTACTTCAATCGAGTACGTTGGTGTTTCTAGTTTTGGTAATGCCATAATTTTTTAGTTGTTGTTCATTCAGTTATAGTGTAAAAAGGTATTTATACCTCTATTTCCCAAGAGATTTACCCAAACGCCGCACCAAAGTTGATCGGCGCCTGCAAGCCAGCCGTTTCATATGGTGAACGCATTTCTGTCTCAATAAAATCTTCGTATGTAAATTCAACTGTAACTTGTTGAACACCTCCGTCAGCATTTCCTAACTCAACGGCCTGAACCGAAACTGGAAATGCATTTTTTAGTTCAACCTTATACGTAATTTGATTTTCGGAATCGAGTTGGTAAATTTCAACAGATCTTTTGTATACGCTGCCATAGTTTAATTTATATGATTCTCTATCAATAATTAAATTTGTCCAATCATCAAAGAGTCTTTTAATAAAGAAGTCACTCGTAAGATTAAATACAAATGATATATCCTCATTAATAAACCCCTGTGCAGTTTTAATATCTTGCCTAAAATATTTCATATCGAATGTCTGTATTTGTCTACCAGGCATCCCGCAAGAGTCGCACATAACGTTCAGATCTCGTAATTCATCAAGGTTGTTTTTTCTATAAAGACTTTGAGGAGGATTAATGAATACGTTAAATCGATTAGACCTTGCTAATCCGTTACGTTTTCCAATAATTGATTTAAATGTATCGATTGTGTTAGTCATTAGATTTTACTTTTAGAATTTTTCCAGACAGATTCTTTATTACCCTTTTTAAATTGTTCAGTCGGTAAAAATATCGCAATTGCCCATTCTGGTGCCGATACTTCTGCAATTTGTGATTTAATATTTTTTGTGAGATATCTCTTATAACATGGCTTAAACGCACTTGTCTTTGATGATGCCTTCAGTAGATCATACGACATTTTAAGTCGAGTAGTCTCGTCATACTTAGTATTGGTAGCATAACCTAAGAGTACATCAAAAAACTTTGCTCGTAGACGTGGTTCTAAGTAGTGTAAATTTAAACCATAAAAACCGCCTGGAGCTTTATCAACCATAATGACAAGAGGAAATTTATCGTAATGTGGTAATGTATCCTTTGTTTTGGGATCATAAAAATACATGAACATCCGACCAACCAATGGCGTATTCACTCGTTTGAGTTTACTATCTTTTAATAGACTCGCGCGATTGACACGCGTAATTGCTGTTACCTTTTCCCTAAACCAACGCAAAGAGCTTTTAGTGTTCTTCCGAATACCAGCACTGGTTGCTTCTTTATTAAACTTATCAAATAGAGATTCTGCCATATATCTATTTATATATTTATTTTAGTATTTTAATTCCTAAATTTTTTAGAGTATCTTCTGTCCATATTACGAACTCCCATCCTCTGTCAGCGCAGTATGCTTCAGCTGTTTCCCACTTTGAGGTGTTTTTTATGTATGACATCACTTCAGTAATATATCGTTTAGTCTTTCTTTTCGGCTCTTTAGGAGCTTGAGTCTGCTTCTTTGGTTTGATCTCAATAAGATATGTCTTATCTTTTGTTACCATTTTAACGTCCATAAAGTATCTGTGCATACGATTATCTGTCTTACACCGGTATGGTATTATAGTTTCTTCTGATTGCCACTTAATTACCTCTGGATTTGAATCCATAAACTTAAACACCTGCCTCTCCCATAGAGATCTGTATACAACTTTCGTTGGATCACCATCGTATTTCTTAGGATTTTTTACAGTATATCGTCCTTTGTATGTCATGTTTTTATTATAAATAGAATTACATATGTTTATACCACTGGATAATCAAAATCAAATATTAAGCGGCGCGGGAGATGTCGCACGTAATGAGCAGTTTAAAATCCCTGAAGCTCAGAAACCTGATCCTAAACCGAAGAACCAAAACGTCGCCCCTCTTATTTATCCGCCAGATATGAGAGGCGATAATCGCCGGCCATGTATAGTGTTTTGCGCGCATGAACGTACATTGTCTGGCGTAACCAATCAGCACCGCATTTGGTTTCCTGCACCAGGCAGTTTGGCATTTGGAGATAGCGCAGATTTTGCACAAACAGATTTGGGTATAGGTGGTACGGCAGCCGCGGGGTTAGCAGGTTTATTTTCAGGCGATGGAAGTTTCACCGACAAAGTAACACAGAAGGTTAAGAATGCTTCTAGTATACAGGGTATTCAGGCCGCGGTGATAGCATCATCAGCTGTGCCAGACGGACTTCAAACAGCGGTTAATCTCGGGCAAGGGCAAGTGATTAATCCAAATACAAACACAACTTTTAATAAAAACGGAGTAAGACAATTTGGGTTTAAGTTTCATATGTCTGCACGAGATGAAAAAGAATCAGTGCTAATCAGAGATATTCAATCGAAGTTTAGACACTTTACTTATGCTGATCGAGGTGGACCAAATAGCGCTATTACTCTTGAGTACCCTCCGGTATGGACAATTAAATTTATGAATATGAATGTTGGTGGAGGCGAAGAGAATAAGTTTATCCCACGAATATACTCATGCTATTGTACATCTGTAAATACAACATATAATTCGACTGGTAATATTTATTTTTCAGATAACGCTCCTCTTGAATGCGAGATTGAATTACAGTTCACTGAAACTCGGGCCTTAAATAGAAAAGATTTAGATACTATGGAGAAAGCTCAACTCGGAGATGAGAGAGGAATTGCTGGCGGAAGGCCAATTTTTCATGGGTCAGAACCAGCACCAATTACAGAAAAATAATTATGTCATTCTTTTCTCAATTCCCTAAGGTAGCATACGATATTAATGCAAATGGCGTTAAGACTGATTTAGTTGATATGTTCAGACACGTTGATGTACGTGATAAGCTTATCGATAATGTTTCTACATATACATACTATGAAATCAGTAATGGAGAACGTCCTGATATTGTTTCGACTCGTTTATATAAAACTCCTGATTATTATTGGACATTCTTTGTCGTCAACGAAACACTTAAACAAGGACTAAACTCGTGGCCTAATACTTCTCGCTCTTTTGATTTAATGTTAGAGCAAGACTATTCGAAATATTCTGTCCTTGTTTTTATTCCTCGGCAATATCCTGTTGCTCGTAAATACGAAAATTCCTTTGAAATGACAAATTATTTCGGTGGATTGGATTTAGACAACGAAAATATTAGAATACGGTCGCGCGATGGTGGTGAAGAAGTACAAGCAGAGATATTAAAGTTTGATGATCAACGGTTCCAGCTTTGGATAAATGATATTACTAATAAAGGAAAATTTGCAAATAACAGAGAATGGCATATAGAGTATATTAAGAATCCTTATTTAGACGGTCAGAAACATATACAATTTGAAGCGGAAAGAACTGAGTGGACAAAAAAAGCACTTAAATGGGTACAATTAAATCAAACTACTACTTATTATGAATTCTTAAGAGATATAGAAAATAAGCAAGGGTTAGTAATCGGAAGTACTGCATATTACGAACATTTCCTAGAAAAATATTTCCAAAAAATAGAATTCATTTCTCATAGATTCTTTGAGAGTTCATATAATGCTCCAGCGTACTTTATTGATAATGAATATGAAGGAGATAAGTCAACTGCTTTCGATGCGTACTCACGTGTATTTAATATTAATGATGTTGAGCTTGAGGGGGAATATTTTAGGGGTGATATAGATATTAATGTGGCACCAACTCGAATCGATGGATTTGATCAAAGCGAAATGGTAGAATATAACCAGATCAG